TTGGTGATCCTAAAGCATTTGCATAGTTACTAATATTTTGCCAGGGCATCATACCTGGTGCAAACGCACCCATACCAAGATTTTGCATATTCTGACCCATGCCTAAAGCACCAGTAGAAACGCCTTGTTGCTGAACTAGCATGTTTGACATTAATTGCTGTCTGGCAAGAGTCCCTTGATCTGCTTGTTGTGCAATGTTAAGTTTATTTTGTAAGTCTTTATCAAAAGTATTGTAACCAACATCTGCTAAATTCTTTTGCAAATTGCTGTTAATATCATACATGCCTTGAGAAGTAGCAGTCCCATGTCTTGATCCGCCAGCCATGCCTGAAGCTGCTGCCCTTGCATCAAGATTAGATAGCATATTAGCAGTTGCCCTATTAGCATCAGCAGCATAACCAGCTTTCATTGCATCAGCATAGGTATTGCCTTGTCCACCCATCATCTGAGAATAAATGCTTTGTGTGTTGGTTGGAGCATTTAAAGATTGCTGTAATGACTCAGAAAGTCTATTGGCATTATCCATGCCTTGATATACACCACCACCTAACTGGTTTTGCCAGGCTGGCATTGCAGCTTGATTAGTTTGGTTAATGTAATCTTGCGCTCCACCCATTTGCTGATTAATGGTGTTTCCAACATTACCATAAGTACCAAATGCTGCATTGTACATTTGAGTAAGTGCGTCAGACTGCCACTTTGGTATTCTTTGTTGAAACTGACTTTGGTTGTTTGCATTGCTTTGATTATAGCTTCCACCGCCTGACATGACCTTCCCCTTATGCGAAAGTGTTGTTAAAGCCGTCTATCCATGCTTGGTAAGCAGGAACGCCAGCGGAAAACGGGTTAGTGCCAATAAGCAAACCTGTTTGAGCAGCTCTACGACCATCTCCCCATGCTCTATTTAATTTGAATGAATCTTTATATATTTTGCCAGCCATGTTATTCCCCTAGTTTTAATCTAACTGTTGATGATATTTTTTCAAATCCTAATCCTTTAAGATACCTTAGCCAACCATTTCTAACTGCACATCCTCTGACTTCTGTACAGTTTAAATCTTTTGCTATGGCTCTCATTACAAGTACATATTGTTCAAACCATGCGCCCATTTCTTCTCCACCAATGGCGTTAATATGGAGGACACGCAATCCTTCTGAAAGTTCTCTTACTTCTAAAGTATGCACTGCAACAATATGTTCATTACGACAAATAAGAAGTGCCATATTGTTTCCTGACAATAGAACTCTTTTTATTCCTTCCTCAGTAAGCTCACCATTTGATATTTCAATAGCCTTTTTAAGATGTGGAACAATCTTATCCCACAGGACTTCTACTAATGTTGGTGGTAATGCTACTATATTATAATTATTCATTGCGCTACATAAGTCATAGTTACTACGTTAGATGCAGTTGAAGGTCTTGTTGGTGAAGTTCCTGTTGCATATGCCTGTATAGTAACACCAGCGTGTGTTGTAGACCACCAGATTTCAACATATTGACCAGCAGTTAATCTAACAAAGAAGTTCCAGCCGTTAATACTATGTCCTGCTATACCTCCATGACTATTAGGTACAGAAATATAACCTGTAGAACCTGCGACATCTGTACCATTTATACGCAACCAAATACTAACGTCCTGTAGTGCTGTATCTGTATTTTGAAACTGTGTGCTAAACTGCAAATTATATAATCCACTATATGCAACTGTTATCCTTGATCCACTAACCATACTGACATTGCTACTATAATCAGTAGTATTAAATGTCATAGCATTAGCTGTGTTAGCTGTTACCGTATGTGAAACTGTATCTTCAAACGCACCATAAGGAGTAGATGACATTGATGATAACGATGTCCAACCATATGAAGTATATACCCATGCTCCTTCATAAGTAATGCTTGGCAAAATAGCATTAGCGAAATAATAAATTTTACCTACATATGGTTTTGCTGGAAGTGCAGTTAATGAACTTAAATTACCCAGATCATCAGCCTTGTAGTTGACTGATGTTAGTTGCCTGACCAGATATTCTTTAAGTTCTGGTGATGTTGTAAAAGGAGGTTGTTCCATTATCTCACCCCATTAGTTACATATTCTATATCCAAACCACTTAAAGTAAATGGCAGTAAACCAGTTGACTTGATGCGCCATGATAATAGTTTCCCAGTTGTCCTAATATCCACTTTACGCATAGTATTAGGATTGAATAATACTTCAGGCTTCCAACGTACTGCACCTCCTACAAAGTCTTGTGAGCCTAACTGTATGCTAACAGATTCATTAGATGTTAAGTGTGGGTATACACTCTTTGTTGTAGTGACTACTTCCTGACCTTCTAAAGCAAAACTAAGCCTTTCTAGCACCGTATTTTGAACAGTAGTGTTATCGTCTAGCTCTAGTGAAACTATTGCGCTATTAACGTTATTTGTACTTACAATAGTCCGAGAGAATATAGAAGTAGGGTCATACGTCCAAACCTTTGATGAGGTATCCCAAGTGTCTGTTATATTACTCCATAGTAAAGGTACACCAAGATTCACACCAAATGCCAGACCAGTAGTTGTGCTTGGTATATTTCTAATTGATGTAGTGCCGTCAACATAGTTAAATATAAACGCAATATTAGGTAATGTATTGCCTACCTCTGGAATACAGAACCAAATCTCTTTAGTGATAGGATTTGTTAAAGCAAACGAGTTAGCATAATAGGTAGAATCTATGTTTGTTGTTAATCGTGTTTTTAATTGTTTATTTAAGATAGACTGTATAGAGTTTCCATCATTAGATAATATATCACCATCAGATAAGAAATAATGCACACCATTAGCCTCTGCTACGCAGTTTTTAGCTAATAACCCATGATTTGATGTTAGAGTTTGTGCTTGCCATACAAATTCGCCACCAACATAATTTAATACTGTTATTCCACGCTCTGAATATAAACAAAATGAATTTCTTAAAGTCTTACCATCAATCAATGCACCCATATCACCACCAATAGATGACTTTCCTGCTATAGATGCTAAATCTGTTTCATCCCAAGTATAAGGAAGACCATTTACATCAGCAGGATGACTCCATCGGTAAGTCGATGAAAGAGTTGTTCCTCCTTCTGATAAATTGAGAGCAAATAAAAATTCTTTATGCGAACGTATAATATTTGCACTGTAACCTTTTGATTGCCAAGTCTGACCAGATTTAGTTGTTGTACCTAATGTTGTAGTCAATGTTCCTGCTGCAACAGATACTGTTACAACAAAAGTAAAAGTTGTACTTGTAGGTACGTTAGCAATTAACCACACGCCATTTAATTTTGTTTGTTCTGTTCCAGTTGCTCCTGATATTGTAAGAGTATCTCCTATTGAATAACCATAAGTTGAAGCAACTGTTCCTGTAACAGTTGTTGTTCCTGCCCCAATATAATTTGTTATACTTAACGTAGATGAAGAACCAAAATTAAGTGGTTGAAGTTTTTGTGATGTCTGTTGTGGTGACCAATACTCAGGATAATGCTGTCTATTATTAACAATCGGAATACTTCCCAACATACACCCATGCCAATACAACTCTCCATTTGTGCTTATGCCTGGATACCCTGTTGAAGAAGTTATCGCTGTCCATGCTGATCCGTTATAGACCCATGCTGCTGACTGACCTAGTAGTACATAGAAATTACCGCTTGCCACATTGACTGACATGATTAAACCTGCCTTAAAATTAGCTGGTGGTGTAGCCAATGTTTTAGACATGTTTGATGATTTAATCTTGTTATTTAAAAGCCTGTAATTTGTCCCGTAAGTAAATACTTCAGGAGGAAGATCACAAGGCTCTAAATCAAAATTAACATTTTGTAACCCTAAATTATTAATCTTTAATAATGGCATGAGAATTATTCCCACATAATATTCATAGTTCCACCATTAAATGTATCTGTCCCTGTAGACATTAGTAATTGAACTCTGTCTATTGTCCCTGCAAAAGTTTTAGTTCCATTTACTATTAATCCAGTATTAGTACTGAATTGTAAAAGTCCAGAAATAATATATTGATTTCCAGAAAATTTTGTTATTACAAGTTGACCAGTATAAATATAAGAAGAAGAAGCACTATTAACTATATCCCATGAAGTTGTTGCACTTGCTGCACCATCTGTAGTATTAGCCGCTCCTACTTTTACATTTGCTCCAGAATATCCTGATGCTTCATAACTTCCAGCTCCTGCTCTAATAGCTGGTATTCCTGTACCTACTGTTGTAACTCCATTTAATAAAATAGTTATGCGCTTAGCCCAACTTGGAATATCAGTAAATGATGTTGTTGCACCTGAAACTGTAACTGCTGTGCCTGAAGTTAATACACTAGATGCCATTGTACTCATAACAGCACCTGATATTGTAGGCGATATTATGGCAGGAGCTACTGGCAATACTACTGAACCTGACAGACCTAAACTATTGACTCTATATGCCTTTCCTGTTCCTGCACCTACGCCTGTAGCAACAAACGATAATCCTATCGTGTTAGATGCTGCGCCAATTAGTGTAAAGTCTGTCGTGCCAATAGACTGAATAATATATGTTGCAGTTACTATAAATGCTCCCGATGTTACCAGTTGAGCAGTAGTATTAGTAATTCTAAATGCCGTTCCTGTTCCCATTGCTGTACCAATATCGGCACAAGTAAACGTAGAACCAACCAAGTAGGTTTGTAAGGCAGTGCCAGAACCAGACCCTGCGCCTAATGCTACAAATGAAGTACCAATGGTATTATTTGCTGCACCAATTAGTGTAAAGTCTGTCGTACCTGGTGAAACAATAACGTATGTTCTACCTGGTACAAATGATCCAGCAGCTACGTTAGTAGTTCCAGCAATAGTATTCCACTGTGCATTTGATGTAGTTCCAAGAGTCTGAATGGTATATGGCTGACTAAGTGTTAAATAACCAACCGTATCAATTACACCGCTTGATACTTTTAGCCCATTAACACTTTGTACATCAGTGACTATCTCATTACCTGTAATTGCACTTCTTGCATCTATTTGTCCTTGTGCCTTACCTAGCGCACCCAATAAAGTATCCGTAACTAATATAGGAGAATTTGCGCCTATAACATAACCAGAAACAGCTGGTAGTATTGTTGTTATGTCGCCAGTATGAAGTGAATTTAACTCAGCCTCTGTTGCTGTAATTGCTGTATTAAACCCATTGCTAGTAGACCCAGGAAACTGTGCCTGTAGCACTGACTTTATTAATCTTATATGGTCATCACCTTGATTGACTGGATCAGAACTGGTTGGGTTTGATGTAATAAAACTTGATATGGTTGAGCCTGTTTCTAAACCCATAATATTTACCCTGGGAAAGTAGTTAAAGAAGTGCCTGACCAAGTAGACTTGGAATCATTGTTTGTTATTTCACTTAATGCTTGATTAAATCTAGCGTCCCACATATTAGCTGAGTTTGCATCTTTAATAAAACTGTTGATCTCAACTAATAATCCAAAAATATAAGTATCTGGATTTGAGTCAGAAAGCCAGTTGGTTGTTATGCTAGTTGATAATGGTGGCAATGTTTGAAAGTAATCAATCTCTAATGAATGAGTATCATCATAAAAAGGTTGTACATGAATATCACCTGAAATAACGGTATAGCATGGAAATTGTGTTTCACCATTGTTAATGATGTTTGCCATCTGTTCTGGATTGACTTGCAACAAAGTTACTCTACTTTTTGAGTTATTATTATCAATAACCTTAATAGAGCGCATAACAGAATAGTTGATTGGCAATGAATAATATTCAGTTGTACTGCTCATTGGTGTTGTAGCTCTGCATGACATATCAAGCGTCATAAGAAGCCTATTAATGCGAGCCTCAGTAACACGCATAAATAGATCAATGCGAGATGTCACCTCTGTATCTTGCCTATCAGCATAACCAAGCGTTAAACTTACAATGTCTGCATAATTCATTTTTTAATTCCAAGTTGCAGTTGGTGGTGTTTGTTTTGTCCATACTGATGAAGTATTATCGTCCTGACAAGTCCATACATCAACAAAATCCTCTCCTATCTCCCAGTTACCAATAAATTTCTTTCTTCTTGATGTAAAGCCTACATAATTATATTCCCCATTAATGGCATAGACTTTAAAATCTTTAAGTAAACTTGCATTATTTCCTGTATAGTTATAAACGCCATTTAACGCTGTCATTGTTTGCGATGAAACAGAATTCATGCCTGTATAAGCATAAGTTCCATGTAATGCGCTTAAAATCCTATTAACCAGTAAATCTGATGTTAATCCTATATAGGTATAAGATTTATTTTGTGTTACTAAATCAAGTCCAGCAAAAGGTAATTCTGAAAAAGCAATCGTCCTATTTACTGCGCTGGCTGCTATTAAGTTTCTATTAACAAGTAAACTGCTTGCCGATCCTGTGTAATTATAAACACCATTTAATGCAGTTATGCTTCTATTATTAAGAATATTAGCGTCTAATCCTGCGTATAAATAATTTCCATGCGATGTTGTATTATGCTCAAAATCAGCAAATGGAGATTGTGCAAAAGCGGTTAGCCCAAACATTAGTCTTTAAGCATCACGCCAAGACCACCAGCAACGCCACTAGCAAGCAATAATAATTGATCTATAGGCTTACCCATAAAAATAAGAACTGCACCCACAATAGCTGTGCCTACCCAAATAAGACCACGTTTAGTTGATGCTTCTGACCAATCTATTTTCATATTACTCAGCAACCTCTTCTTTAGGTAACGCCTCTACTTGAGGCACAGCTTGTGCTTTTATTTTCTCTACAAGTTCTGCTACTTGCACATAAGGAGCTTGACCCAATGCTTGTAGGATTAAGTTTATTTCTTGAACTGATAATTCTAGGTTAATCATTAAGCTACCCAAGGTAATTGCGGAGTGACAATAGTTGGATTTATTTGTGCTTCAATTTGACTTGCTACATTTGCTTCATATGATGCTACTTGCTCTTCTCCCAAAGCATCTTGTGTCCAAGCAACCACTTGATCTAAAGTTAAGTCTGCATAAGGCACATAATTAGGCTTGTCAGGATCAACTTCAAATGATGCTGTTCCATATACTGATCCTGTGTAAGTGCCGTCTGTAGCTGTTAAAGTCCAATGTGAGGTAACGACATAATCAAGCATACCGTTGACATCTGGTTTGCAATTTAAAGCTACGATGTTCCAAGTGTTTGTAATCATTTTATTATCCTACTATCCAATTTGTACCATTATAAAATACAGGTATGGTTACTGCACCACCTGTTACGACTGTTGCCCCAAAAACAGGAGTTAATGCATCAGTTACATAGGCTCTCGCACCAACTACACCTGTTGGTAATGTGGCTACTGTATAACCTAAAGTTTTTATTGTTCCTGCTACATCTAATTTTCCTGTAGGAGAAGTAAGACCAATCCCCACGTTGCCTGAGGAGTCGATGCGCATGCGTTCTGTGCCAGCAGAATTAAACCACGCAAAATCTGCTAATCCGGGAGAGGCTTGTAATGCTTGAAATAACATTCCGAAGTTAGCATTTGAGAAAATACAGCCAGCACTAGATGAAGTCCCTGTACCTATTTGGATTGTCCCATTAACAGCTAGTTTTACGTGTGCAGCAGGACTACTCGTCCCTATCCCCACGTTCCCTGAGGAGCCGATGCGCATGCGTTCTGCGCCGCCAGTATAAAAAGCACCATAACCAGTTGTGTACAAATACCAGTTGCCTCCAGCTATTGATCCAAAACCCGCAGCGTTTGTCCCATTGTTATCTGAAATTGATATAAAATTATTAGCGTTATTACCCCAAAAATTAGCCGTTGTACCGGCTGGCGACCTAACATCTAAAGTAACTAACGGGGCTTGAACTCCAATGCCAACTGAACCACCAAGCGGGTTCAATGAAATTGGGTAAGTACTTCCGGCAGCATTACTTGTTTGTATCCATGAACCATATGGAGCGCCAATGTAATTACCAAAGTTAAGCCTTTCACTACTAGAACCAAGTAGGGAAAGTCCTGCGCCCGCATCTGACGATACTGAAGGGGCTGTGGTGGTATAACTTACTTGAAACTTGTTTGCAGGACTACTCGTACCGATCCCCACGTTACCACTGGCATCTTTATACAACTGACCTGAGCCTATGTTCAATATGCCTGTAGAGCCTGTGAGTGTGCCTGTGTAGGCTAGGTTAGTTGCGGTTGTTGTGCCTGTGAATAAGACATTACCTGACGCATCATACCAAACACCTTTTTCAGAAGGATATGTTACAAATACATCTTTAACCCCAGTTGTAAATACAACTAAAGCACCAGCATTAGAAGATGCTAAGACAGTAGTGCGAGCAAGAGTATTACCAGAACTTGAATAAGTACCAATACCTACTTCCCAATTAGAGCCAAACTGATCTGAAATACAGTAATAAGTAGTATTGCCATTGCCAACAACAGAAAAAGGCTGAAACCCAATGCTAGAGCCTAATAAGGTAGCTGCTCCTGTGCCTACAACAATAGTTGTTTCTTTAACACGATCTTTTAATGCGAGAGCCATTATAATTCCTTAAGTTATTTGAAACACGCCATTGACTGAATCAAGTACAATTTGCACTGTTTCAGAAGCAGAAATAAGTTGGCTTGAACCATAATCCCAGCAACCTATTGGAACATTCAATGTTGAGTTATAAAGAATCGCATAACGATAGGTAAATCCTGCTCCTGTTGCTGTCCAAATAGCTGGACTTGCAAGCACAAGTTTAAATATTCCACCAGACTGAGATGATGATGTTGTAGCACAAGTATTTCCACCAGCAGTATATCCACCTGCAGTAGGTAAGTCTGTTGTGCCAGCTACAAAAGTAGTATCAGCAATGTTGATAGTATTTGCTAATGCTACCTTCCAAACATCTGTTCCTGCATTTGTGCCTTCTACCAGTGACTCAACTCCAGCAGTGTATTTTGTGTAAACCGATATAGCCATTATAATTCCTTACATCAATAATAAGTCAGCTTCTAATTGCCTTCTTTTAACTAAACCATTAAGAATAGTTCCATTACTCTTATTCCATTTCTTGATCTCTGTTGATGCAGAAACCCAGTTACCTTTATCAACCCTTAGTTTTAATGTTGATTTATTGTAATTCGTTATGCCTAAATTATAAACAAAATCCGCTATTGCAGCTTGTTTTTCCATGTTAGCAGTTGCTAGTATTGGTGAAGCCTTAATCGCCTCATTAAAAGCCTGTAATGCGGTTTTAATTATATCTTCATCAGCTTGTTGTTGTGTCCATACCATTCCTTCTTTAACACCTTTGGTTTGTCCATAACCAATAGTCCAAATACCTGCTGGACATTTATATGCTTTTAATTTGCAACCTTCACTATCTTTAATGAGTTTTATTAATATTTCTAATGCACTCATTAACCTTTACCAAATACATAAGCTATAACAGCAAAGATAGCACCGACAGCAAATACAACACCACCAAAAAAACCTTTATTGTTTGCAGAGTCTTTTTTAAGTTCATCTAATGCTAAAAATATTCTATCTGATCTTCTTCTGGAATCTTCCAGCTCTTTGTGAAGTTCTTGTGTAAGTCCTTCAATCTTCTGTTCTACTTTTGCTACCCGGCAATTAAGGTCAATGTCTGTCATTGCTTCACCTAATCTTTTAACATCATTCCAAGCCCACCAGCAACGCCACTAGCAAGAATTAAAAGCTGATCTATAGGTTTGCCCATAAAAATAAGAACTGCTCCTACGATAGCCGTAGCTACCCATATAATTCCTCTTTTGGTGGATGCTTCTGACCAATCTATTTTCATTTCTTTTTTACCTTTTTGTTACGATCAGCAGCAGCAAAGTCACGACCAACTGATTGAGGAATACCCATTTTTTTAGCAAACTCTGAATTATTAGCAACGGCTTGCATAAGATCATGTTGCGCTTTACTTTTAGATGGCATGGCAGTTCCTATTTTAAATTTTTAAGTTTATAAATTGTCTTCAAATAAAGATCATCAATGGAATCCATAAGGTTTTCTAAAGCTGGTAAACCTTTGGTGCATTTAGATCGATATTCATTCAACCACATGACTTCTTTTGCTAAGTGATTAGTAATATTAGCAGGTGGAACTGGCTTAATGTCAACGGCGCCGATCAAACCAAATGCACCTTGATAAGCCTCAACTAAATTGTCAACCAAGTCTATTAATTCATCATAAAACTCATTAAGCGCCATATGCTCTGAAAAAGAACTGGTGCGCCAATGCTGAAGATGTGCAGCGTTTCTGCTTGCAAATGTTTTAGCAACAAGTTGTTCGATCATAACCATGCCTCACTAGGTTTTACAGGCCATACTAGATCGCCTGCAACTGGATAAACTGCGATTTGTCTTATTTCATTACGATACGCTATAAAATCCGCTACATTGCTAAGATAAGGACTATTCTTTGGATCAGCAACATCGGCAATGGTTGTCCAGTCTGTAGCTGTTAATAGATTGGCTGCAGTTGCTTTGTTTTGCTCGGCAGTAGGTGCTGGATCAGGCAAAGGCCAATTTCCAGTAATATTTTGCCAGCCATTAGCGACAGCTTGTTGAATATAAGGCAATTGTGTTGGATCAGTTTCATCATAACCGTACACAATATCAGCCACTAAATCTTTATAATAAACCATTATCTTAACTCCGCTGCACTAGCAGTTGAATTTATTGGAACGAAGCTATAGGTTGATGTGTCTGGTATTATCCAAGTTCCTGTAGCGACCGTGTTTGCAGATCCACTTCCATACCCTCCGACAGCTCCGACGCTAACTGAATCAATAGTAACGCTTGCGCTAAAGTTTGTTGCTGATGATATGTTAGTAAGTCTTAAGCTAAATAAAATAGGCTTGCCAGTGGAGTTTGTATAAGTTGTGCTTCCAACTCTAGTGACTGTTTGCCAAGTTTGACCCCAACCGATTGAAGTTTGAGTTCCATTAAGCATTACAAAATCAGTTCCGTCATAAATAATGTCTGATATTTGATTCAAAATAAATACAGAATCTACTTTTGCTCCCACAGAATTGTACATTTTTAATGCCTTAGCTCCTAAAGCATTAACATTAATGGTGTTAGTTGCTGCACTTGCAGCGTTAAAAGTTACATTAAATCTTTGATTAGCTGTATAAGCAGTAATAGCAGGGTTAGGTGTAAGTGTATAAACACCTGATGATCCTGCCGTTGTGAAAGCCGTCCAAGTTTGAGATTGAATACCTGCTTTTGTATTAGTATTAACACCAGTGGTGTCAAATGATGGATGCGCAGGATCAAGGAATCCATAATAAACTGTGGCTAATGATGAATCTAAAACGCCACTATCCAATACTAAAGTAACAGTAGTCACGCCCAAAGCATATACAGGCGCACCGTTCACGGTTCCATAGCGATCTGTTCCTGAGACTGTAGCTTTAACTCTACGACCATTATCAAATGTTGCTGTAGCGTCACCCGTTACACTAAATGAAGTTCCGCTAATATAAGTAGCTGCGCCAGCGTATAAGACCCACTCTGAAATAACAGGTGTAGTTGTATCATTAACCCCAGAAATATTATCAACAGTTCTGATAAGATTTCCGAGTGAATCATTGAGAACTGCTTTATATGTGCTTCCAGTTGGCAACCATATCGGCTGAACTGGCTCGCCTCTTGTGTTAAGAATAACAGGATTTGTATTAGCAACTGATCCGCTAGACTCAGAATAAACGATAACAGGCGTTGTCGTTCCTGCAAGGTACCAATAAATCATGCCACCTGATAATGGCAAGCCATTATTGTCAAGTTGAGCATCATTAAAGAGCGGTGATAATTTAACTGATGGCATTTTTATTTACCTTGTTTAGTTTTAATGATTTTATCATAGTTATTTGTTTTGATATTGCGTTAATGCACCATATAGCGCATTACGACCAGCAGCTGATTTAATATCAAAATCTTGGGATAACTTATATTTACGCATTAACATAGCTGCATACTGAGGATCAAGCTCAGCTCTTGCTAATATATTAGCAATCTCACCAGTTCTGCCTGTTACATTTGACAAGCCTTTTGTAACTGGACGCAATACATTAGACAAAATGCCTGGTTGGCTTTTAATATCAGAACCAAGTAATGCTCTAGTTACATCATCAGAAATTAAGTCATTCATTTTAAGGTTTTGCATGGTGTTTGATCCTCTGGCCATTCCCATGCTTCCCCTTGTTCCTGCGGTTGCTGCTCTTTGTGCATTTTCCATAATTGCTTGTTGATTAGGTGATAACTTACTCATTGCTTTTTCATTAAGAATTTGAGTTCTTAAGTTAGCAGCAGACAATGGAAAAACCTCTTCTTGTACACCAGTTCTATTACTAACAATTGGTGTTTTATTAGTAGCTTGGTTAATCATTTTTTCAGCTTGTTTAGATTGATTAAGTTGTCTTACACCAATAGCTTGAGTCTTTAAGAATTTACCAAACTCAGGTTCAACTGCCCCTAATGATTGTGCCAATTGTTTTTTAACATTATTTAATGCTGTGCCTGATTTAGCAATTTGCATTGAAGCAGGATCATCATATTTGCCACGCAAAGCATCATCAATATATTGTTTAAAGTTATAAACTTCATTAAAACCAACGTCCCCTTCTGGTATTTTTTCCTTAATACTTTGTAGTGCGCCTTCAATAGATGGATTGCCTTTATGTTTAAGCATTGCTTCATCAATAGATGTTATTACATTATCAATATTAGTTGGTAAGTTTCTTTCACGCATAGGCTTGGAAACTGTATTAACAACATCATATAAATAATCTTCTTTTTTAGCTATATTGGCATTAGAGCCAATGGTTTTATTAACATAATCTTTTAATGATTTGGCGTTGTTAAATAAACGCTCACTTAATATTGTTGATGAATTAGGATCATTTTCAACAAACCTTGCAAGCGCAGATATGCCAGCGTTGCCTGCAATATCTGATGTTTTTGGTTGAAATCCAGCAATAGGTTTAACGCCTTGTACGCCACCAGTTTCTAATAAGTTAGCAACCGCCTCAGCTTCTGCACCAGCTTGACGATTTAATAATCTTCCTGCTAATGGTTCTAATTGACCAGCTACGTTTTGACCAGTTCTTAATACTGCTCTTGATGTTGGCTTGACCATACTAGCTAAACTAGATGACCCGCCTCCACCGACTACGCCACCAGCTATTGTTGCAAGAGTTTTTAATATTGGTGATGAATCATCAACCATACCGCCAGCAATTTCACCTCCAGCTTTACCTCCTAAAGCACCAACTGTATTTACTATTGGCGCATTTGCTCCAGTTATTGCTCTAATTCCAGCTGGAATTGCTTTTCCTAATGGTTTAATTAAACCGCCACCTGTTAATGTGCCAGCAGCTAAACGAGCATACTCCATTGGCTTCTGTTCAGATTCAGTAGGCTGGGTTAATCCTAAATAATCAGCTAATTTAGTGCCATATTGTTGTGTGTCTATACTGCGTGGAACACCCCATTCATTTGTTGCAGGAATTTCTTTCCCTTGCACAAGATTTGGCAAATTGGAAACAGTAGACGCAAAATTATAAACGCCAGCTGGAACACCAGCGATGCCTTCTACGACTGCACGACCACCAAGTCCTGTATATCTTTTTGCTTGGTCAAATAAAGATGGTTCAACAGTAATTGTTTCTTCTGCTTTTTTAATTGGAGTAACGTCAGATAAAAAATCAACAGCCGACATTCCTTTCTTTTTGTCTTTTGGCGCAACATCAGACAGGTAATCAATAGCGCTTTGTTTTGCTCCCATGTCAATTACTCCATACCGAATTTATTGCGTAAAATTTCATGTGCATCATCTAATTCTAAATCACCATTAGCAACCGACGCTTTTACTTCTTCAGGACTTTTATAGCTTCCATATTGACCAACATCTTGAATAATATTTTTAGGATTAAGTTTATTTCTTAATGCGTTATCAGAATAATTTTTATCAATAATTCTTTGTTGCTTAGTAGCAGCTTTATAAACTTCTTCTGTTGCATCTTTAAACTGTTTAACTTGAGATTCTGTTAATACTTCACCTTTGTTAATTCTATTCATAAAGTTTTCGGCTTTATCAAGTTTGCCAGTTGCATTTAATGCCATACCTAATTCTGTATCTCGAACAACAGATCCGGGATCAAGTAACTTCATAAAAGCAGTTGCAGCAGCTAAAGTTGCAGGAGCAGAACCTTGCGCTTTATCAAATAAGTTTTTAGTTTTTTGATATGCTTCTGATAATTCTCTAAATGGTTTTGATTGATTTTGATATTTAGAAGCTAATGTTTCTTCTCTTTCAAATGATTTTCCTTTATTTTGAATGTCTACTTCTTCTTGTTTACGTTCAGCACTTGAAGGAATACCGTTAAAATTTTGATTTTGTTTTGCAACATTACTTTCGTAAGTATTCCATAAATCTTGATTTGCTAATGCTTGATCTTCAGACGACATGTTTGGATCAATGAAAACCTGTGGTTGTCGTTGAGGTTGTCGTTGTTGCTGTGGTGCTTGCTGATTCATTACTTGAGATTCCAATATTGCCTGAGCTTGCTCTAATGGAATATGACCACCTTGTACTAAGTTACTTAAAGCATTTGCCATACCAATATCAAACTTATTGCCAACATCAACCGCGCCAGGCATATAGGGTTTACCTTGCTTATTAAGCATAGGAGCAAACTGACCATTATCAAATTGCAAATACCCTTCGCTTGTTGGCACAGGCGGATGGTATTCACCACCAGCTTTAGAAGCTAACGCTAATGATCTTAATTGCTGTTCGCTCATGTAATCATTAACAGGAATTTGCAATACATTTTGTAAATAAGGCTTGTGAGCATCAATAGCTTGAGTAATAAATTGTTGTCTTTGATTTGGATCAGCAATATTAGATTTGTCAAGCTGGCTTAATACATTGGACGCTAATCCACCAATTATCTTTTGCTTTTTCAAAGCTGCGGTTGCGTATTCATCTTCTGCTTGCGCTTGTTTCAAACGATTACGAATAGGCTCATCTTGTTGATACTCATCCATCTTCATTTGATTTAATTTTTGAGCTTGTAATTGACCTTGATTATTAATAGCTGTTGAAACTAAATCTGCAACAGATTCAGGTCTATTGACCATATAATTTGGTATTTGTAATTCTGCCATTTTAGTTCCCTATACTCTGAGTAGGCCAGCCACTAGCACCCGTGTAACCGCTAGTATTTGAATTAAAATTAACGCCTCCAGGAACAATACCAGAAGAACCACTAGACCCTTTAAGCGAACCAAGTCCAGACATCATGCCTCCTGCAGCATTAGCCAAGCCTGTATACATATTTGCATTTATTTGACCTTGCCCTAATGCCAAATCGCTCATGTTATTACCATAACTTTGCGATGCTCCAGCCAATGATTTGCCAACATCCATTGCCCAACCACCTTGTGTTTGTGCAGCATCTTGACCGCTGTTAGCCATAGATTTTAAATTGGTAAACTTTTGTTGTTTAGCATTAAAATTACGATTGAAAGCGTTTTGATAAGCAGACTGCGCTCTGTCCCATGCGTTTTGATAACCAGTTGATGCTTGCCCTTGAGCATAATCATTAATGGCTTTCATATTAGCACCAGACAGCAATCCACCCCTTGCAGCAGCGGAATTATTAACGCCTTGCAATCCTTGTTCTAGCTGGAACTGATAGCCGGGTGTTGCTTGTAAATCAGCCAAAGAATTAACCATAGGCGTATAGCCAACATCTTTCTGGTATTGATCTTGTCCATAATTAAAATCAGTTAAGCCACCTTGTTGTGTATATTGACTTGTATACCCTGCGTCTGGAGTAGCTAACCCCATTCCATAAGCTAATTCGTTAAGTGCGCTTTGCCCTACTCCAGCGTAAGGAGATATATATCCTTGCGCTTCTTTATTTCCTTTTTCCAAAGCTGCTTTAGTTTCTGCAAATTGCTGTTGCTGTGCTTTCTGGGCTTTCCCCATTGCGCTCGATTGTGAAATACCTGAAGCCATTGAACCAGCTGCGCCAGCTACTCCAGCCCCGATTGTTGCTGCTGCTACCATTTTATTCTCCTAACCATTTTGTGTAATAAGTCTCAACGGGTTGAAACTTTAAGTATTTAAATAATGGACTTGCATCAGCATGTAATTTTGAGCCTACAAACCAACGGTCAACGCCTCTGCGTTGTAATTCTTTTTCAACAAACTGAAACAACTTAATTCCTAATCTGCCTTTTCTTAAATCTTTATGAATATAAAAAATGTCCATGATACAAGTTAAGCATGTTGAGTAGTGTAATCCTGGAGATATAAATCCAATAAAATAACCTATTATTTCTCCAGCTTCTCTTGCTGTTACAAATAAAAGTTCTCCAGCTTTTTCTCTATTAATATAAACATTATACTGAGGACTTAATGGAACTTTATCTTGATTTAATGCTAACTCTTCATAATGAGAATGCAATAAATGCTGTAAATAAGGTATATTTTCTTCAAACGATTCAACGGCAAAAGTAATCATCGGGATGTCCTAATGTCTATAACAAGATGGATTCTATCATCAGCACTGTTATTTATAACCTCATGCTCTAGTTTGTTATTAAACCACCAAATAGAGCCAGTTTCCATATATACTTGCTCATCTCCAGCTATAAAAACAACGCCCGGAGAGCTTTGTAATACAATATGAAAGCGACTGTAATATTCAGCATGCGCTGGTGTGTCAGCATGTGGATATATTTTACCACCCGGTTTTATTTTATTAATAATACAACGTCCAAGACGTTCACCTTGAACCATTGTCATTAATGGCATAATAAGCTCACGAGCTTCATGTAATTCTTTATATTCAGGTCTATCAATATTTTCATGTTGGTCAAAACCAACCGCATGATTTTTTAATTGCTCTTCTGTTTCAAATACAGATATGGGTGGAAACCTAAGCATTATTGATTCACAATCACCAAATGGTCCTTGTGGATAATCTCTTAAATAAGTGTCTTCTTTCCATAATTCTGGTCTGCGTTTTATTGCTAATAAAAGCGGTAAAACATTAACTCCAACCGCTAATTTTTGAAAGTTATCCATTATTAAACTGCCCTAAAAGATATATTATTCAACTGAAAGTAATATTTATGGTCGCCATCTTTATATACAACATCACCATTAGCTAAAATGTCGCAACGTCCTATTGTATGAGAAGTTGATGTATTGGCTGTTCCTACCGTAATTAATATAGTTTTCTCAGGCCTATAACCTACAGGCAAAGTAAAAATAACATTGCCACTTGCTGGTGAGCCTGTTGGATATTGTATCAATCCTTGAATATGTACCATTCCTGTTGCATTATCTTTCCAATATTGTGCTTCTTCATAACCTGATCCAAAGTTATTCCACCCTGTGCTTAATGTAGGGTCTACAGGAGCTTCAACAAAAAAATAACTTGTAACCTGACTAAACCATTGCACCCAAGACAATACCCCTGCTATTGGTGCTGCGTGTAAGGGAGGTTGGGGGAAGTTCATCGCATTTCCTTTAACTTCTTATTTTTATCGTATTCATTAGCTAAAGCGGTTGCTCCAAGTAAACTTGCTAATAAACTAGAGCTGTTTTTTCGTAGTGGATCAAATGCTGCGAAACGTGAGCGCAATCCAGATTTTGAAGCATAGACATCGGTTGGAAATTCTTGCAAAGGTCTATAAGATGGATTATCAATTATTTGGTTAAATTTTACTGTATTTTTATTAGCAATATCAGCGTCCATAATTCCATTATTAACAATTCTATTTTTATCTAAATTTAAATTATAAGATTTAATATTATCAAGTAATTTTGATATTTCATTTTCAGACATTGCACTAATTTCATTATCTGAAGGCATTGGAAACCCTGCGCTATAAATATCATTAGATTTTGCAACTAAAGGATAAATTGCAGGCTGTTCATGAATAGTTCCAGCATAGGATGATGCTAAATAAGGATTATCTGAGCTAAATAATCTTTCTCCTTCTGCCTTTCCTATACCACTTTGCAATGATGTTAAATCAGATTTTTCTCCATATCGAATATCTTTATGAGTTCTACCATGATAAACAGGAACATTAAACGTATCTTTATAAGCTTGTCTTTCAGGATTAGCTATAGCATTTTGCACATTATACCTTTGCAACTGTGGTATTTCCATTGCCAAACCATTAGCTTCATATTGAGCCATTTCTTTTGGCGATAATTTTCCTGTAGATAGATATTTTTTAAGCAAGTCAGCGTTTAAATTATTAACAATTTTTGTTGTTGCAGCCATAGGATTAATATAATTTAACGCTCTTTCTGAAAGCATTTGAGGATTTTGTAATTCCTGAGTAGTAGGCACAATATCACTAATCCCTTTCTTCAAAGCAGATCCAAATTTAATCGCATTAGGATAGGCTTCTTTTAACTGCCCATAATCAGCTGTTTGACTTTTTATCCAATCCGCTAAACTTGCCATTATTTATTCGCCTCCGAAGCCTCAACAACACCCTGCATAAGTAAAAACTTTACAGGATCAGTCATTCTAATTTTAAATACAAAATCTCTAGCCCAGCCAAGTCTACGCCATTCAGCTCTACGATGATAATGTCCTAACTCACCAATAGTTGTCCATAGTTCTTGTCCGTAAGTATGCCCACCATCACGGCTAATTGAAAGCATGATTTTAGGGTTATTTCCTAGTTGGCTTGTGTCACCTATACCACCTTCCATATCGAGTCGTAAACGGCTTATACGGACTTTATTTCTGCCAGTCGTAAACAAATGACCACTGGTTAATTCACGCTCAATAGGTAATCCATTATCAGTAAATGCTTGTTGTGAAAAATAATACAAAAGACCACTGGCATAATCACTAACAATTAACTTAGTATCAAAAGCACAACATAGATCACCAAAATGACGACTCATGTTCCATGATTTTAACTGTGACCATGCGTTTGACATTACATCATATAGCCAAGTTACGCCTTCTGATTGAAAAGTAATCTGATAATAAATACGTCCATTTAGCGTATAACCAAAACCAACTGCATCAGATGGTGAAGCATATTGATTAATTAAATAATCAATGTCTGGCGTTGATACTTGCATGACATTATAGCCTTGTAGCTGACCGATAAATAATGCGCCATGCTTGTTCTTAAATAAGCCTGTTAAAAACTCACCACAGCGACTTAATGACCATCTTGCCATTAATCCTGATGGGCTTGGTGCGCCATTAACACGCTCAAAAGGGAACGCTAATGCGCCAGAATTTACCCATAGTTCAATACTAGATGTGCCAAATAATGCTAAGTAACCTTTATCAGCAATAACAGCTTGTAAGTTATCAGGATTAGATTCAGCAGTTGCAAAGTTTAAAGCATTCCACGTTAAGCCATCATATTGACCAGATATATAAAACTGTGCAGTATTGGCACGATTAACAATAAAATATGAATCAAGAAAGGTAACTGTATCAGAGCCACCAGCTGGCAATGATGCAGTAATGCTTGTTAATGTGTCTGTAGTCGGATTATAAATATAACCATAAGTGCCTGTGACTATACATAACTGAGTTCCATTATTAGCCATGCTAACACGACCATTAATATCAGTTGGATTAATGGTTGTTAATGACTTTTTAAGTGTAGCAGTCCCATCGGCAGCTATTGACCATAAATCGCCACGTTGCACAACATACAGCGCATTATTTGCTTCCATCCAATGTATGCCACGACTTGGGCTTGAGGATACTGTTGAAAATAAAACAGTGCCTGGCGTTCCATAAGCCACCACATTAGCTTTATCAGTATCAGCTTGCACATCATAATAAACATTAAGCCTGTGCATGGCTGTGATGTTAGATGACTTTGATTGTTGCCCTAATCCAAATAGCTTTATTTCTTGAGGCATAATTACTGACCTGTGTAAATATTAAACCTACGCTTTCCACTTACCGCTAATGCAGCAGGGTCAATTTGCAATGTTAATGGTCTTCTATTAGTACGTTTTAAGTTAGCTTTTGAAGCTATAGCTAATTGAATAACATCTGCACCAGCTGATACTTGATATTCGGGAGCTAACTCTACAGCTAATGAATATTTTAATGCTTTTGCATAGCCAACTGGCAAATCAATAGAATCTGTTAATGAAGAAAATTGAGTTAATGCCTTGCGACTATAAAGATTAATAGTTGAAGCAGTTGACGGCACAGGGTACATGTAAACATTGCCTAATATTGGCGAATTACGGTCAAAATACATGTACTCAGGATAAACATTTTGCAATGTTTTTAATTTTATAACGGCATAATCGTCATAATCAATTTGAATGATAGGATAATCAACCCCATTGACAGTAACAGTTGCAGCTTCAATATGAATAGGGACAGATGTATTAAAGTCACCATTTACGCCAATCGTATGAGGGTTATGCGCTGGAATACAAGTAAATTGTTCGAGCTTCACATGGTAGAGCATCAATGATTCATTCGACCAGCCATCAATCATTTGATTTAATGATTCTAGAGCGTCATTTGCTTCATCAGAAGTTAAAACCACATCCGTTGACGAAACTTGCAATAATCGTAAAGCACCATTAATAATAGTTTGTGCAGTTGTGCTAGATGTCGTTGGTGCATAATTAACGATAATTGTCATTTTATCTATCCTTTAAGTTGCTGAAGTAGAAGCAAGAATATAATAAATAGTACCGCTAATATTTACAGCTATTTTATTGGTATTTGTATTGGTTGTAGATGCTGAAACGGCAGTAGATGACAAAACGTTTCCTGATACCGCTGGCAAAGTTAAGACCGTACTCCCTGCAACTGCTGGTGCTTGGAGTGTTACCGTTCCGCTGGTATCTCCTGAAACTACGATACTGCTCATACTGCTATCCCCAGTAAGGATTTAAGTTCATCCACTGATAAGCCAGCATTTGCTAGTTTCTCATCAGGAGTAAGTTCTACTGGAGCTACAGGTTCAACATAAACTACAGGAGCATCTTCATGTTCAGTTACTTCGTTAGTTGTTACGTCTATTTCAATTCTCATGTTTTTTACTCGTATAAAATGTTAATAGATCCAGCGTCGAAAGTGTCTGTACCGTTGACTGTAGTAATACGGACTCTGTCTAGTGCGCCTGATGTAGTTTTAGAGCCATTTGTAGCTATACAACGCACATTAATTGACCCTACAACAGCTATATTACTTAGTAGTACCCAAGCATTTGAACCAAACAACGATAAAACACTTGCACCTTGCCGAGTTGTAACAGTTCCATCTGCACCATCGTTAATATCAAATCCTGCGCCTAGTGTTGCTAAGTTAGTTCCACTTATACCGCCAGTCGAAGATGTATATATAGAGCCACCTATATAACCTGATGTTTCCACACTACCTGAGCCTATTTGAATTCGAACAGGTGATGCACCGCTTGTACTAACTCCATTAAACATCACAGTAATTCTTTTTGCCCAACTAGGAATACCAGTGAAATCTATAGACGTACCACTTGTAGAAGCGACTGCTGTGCCAGAAGTTAAAACCCCTACACCTGTTGGAGTACCTGCGATTACTGGGGATGTTAAAGTTAAAGTTGTTGAGCCTGTTCCACCTTGCGCTACCGCTAAAGGTACTGGGAGTGTAGCACCACTTGTGCCATCTAAAACAATCGCCATTAGTTATTCTCCAAGACAGGCAGTTGGACTGCTTTAAGTTCGTCAAGCGTAGTCAAGCTGTCAACTTGTTTAGTTGCATCACGCAGCACTTGTTTCTTAGCTTCAATATCCGCTAAAGCTACAGGGTCAGCTAGATTCCTAAGTTGAGCTACATCAAGAGCTTGAAGCAATGGTGTACGTTCGGCACGTAGTCTATCTTTAGTAATTTCTTGTGCTTTTGGGAAATCAATACTTATGCCCATGTCCATGCTCCTCTAAAAGTTCTATCTGATGGAATAGTGTCAGTATCAACAATCTCGTACTCAGCACCCTCTGGTATGTCTTTCATACAAGCTTCAATGGTGTCCGCTGGTATGATTACAGCAACACCGCCATCTTCTGTTTTGTAAATTATTCTTTGCATTTTGGTGTCCTATTAGCGGAAGATTTGAAAGGTGATAATTGCACTATCCCAAGCAGTTGAGGTATACGTTCCAACATAAAAACGAAGCGACCCTGATAAGACTAAATTAGCACCATCTTTCATCATCGGTAAGATGTTATCGTTGCCTACAGCACCTGAATTTAGATACTGAGAAGCATAACTCCAAGCATAATTCGCATCCGGCATGGCAGTCGTAAAGTTGACCGTGTAATCACCAACCCCGTTATCCGTAATACTCGACACATTCCCACTTGCACGAATAGCTACTGTACCAGTACCATTGAAGTTGACCCATGCTCTGCACATATAAAGCGGAGCTGTACCTGATACTGTGGGGACTGAGGCTGAGTCTATAGTTGGTGTTACTAAAGTAGGAGAAGTCAACGAATTAGCAAAAGTAACCTTCTGCGAAGCATCTATACTTAGTGCTGTAACGCCTGCTGTTTGTAATTGTAATATCCCAGAAGCATCAGCAGTTGTGATAACACCGCCTCCGCTCGCTGTACTTGCGTTAATTGTTGAACTCATAAGACTACCCATCGTGAACCTGAAGGAACTGTTACAGCCACTCCAGAGTTAATTGTTATAGCACCTACGCTAGATGCTGATTTACCCGATGGGATTGCGTAACTTGTCGTTACCGTCATCGAATTTTGAACAAATACTTGGTCATTACCGCCACCAGTAGCACCGCCTCCGATACTGCCCCAAGCTGTGCCATTATGTCCTTCAAAAGCATTGCTGGTTGTATTAAAACGTAAATATCCAGCAACACCAGTTGGTTGTTGTCCAGTTGTGCCTTTAGGAATTAAGATAGCATCTGTGCTATTTAACGATAATATACTTCCATTGAATGTAAGATTGGAACTAGAGCTAAATGCAGAATTTCCATTGCCATACGGAATATAGCCAGCAGTTAATGACGTTAATCCAGTTCCTCCTGATGTTACTGCTAATGTTGACGATAATCCAGAAGCACTACCACCGATACTTAAATTAGCGACAGGTGTAGTAGATGCAACAACAAAAGGAGCTGTTCCAGTAGCAACCGTAGATGTTAATATGCCAGTAAATGTACCTGTTGAAGCATTAATTGGATCATTATTTAAATATTCTATAAATACATCAGACAATGTATAAGAAGTTATGCCCGTTCCAGAAACATTTATATTGTAACGGCCTGATGGAATGTAAAAATTAAATTCTCCATTTTCATCTGAATTAACAAACGAAACAGGCATTAACCCTGCTTCATCTAAATAAATAGTTACACCATTACCAGCTAATGTTGTGACTGAAATAACAGCGTTTGTTATTTTGTCCCCATTAAATGCTGTTACAGAATCAATATAATGTTGCATTATTTATGCTCCAGCTTCTTCAGTCCATTCAATATACATATACAAACTTGTTCCAGCTGGAATAGTTTGACCAGCAAAACTTATGGAAATAGACTCATTTGCATTGCGTAAAATAGGACTTTCAGCATTTACACCAGTCCAATCTGCCATCCAATGAGTTGGTTCACCAGCAGGTGTTGCTTGTGATGGTAAATATATTTTATCGCCTTCTAAACTTGAGCCTGTGCCTAATGCAGATGGATTTGCTGAGTATAAAAGCAATGTACCAGCAGGATTAGGATCAAGTGAATCATATTTAGTAGCCGTTGGGCTTGTAGATGTTCCGCCTGTGCTTAATGTTGTTTTCTTTCTGATATATAAATCAAGAATTGCTGCTGCGGTTGCAGATCCAGAAACTCCGACTTTGGTAATTCTAATACATTTTTCATTTGCACCGACAAGAGTTAAAACTTCTGTCGCCAATGCAGCTGGTGTAATATCAGCAGCTCGGTAAGCATAAGTTGGACGATTGTTTTCAATTACTACGCTTTGTGCCATTGCTGATACCTCAAAAATTAGTTGAACACATCCCTGTGTTCGTAAATATTATTTACTGAATTGACCGATTGCAGAAACAGTCCAAACACCAGCAGCAGGAATTTGACCTGCTGGTATAGCAGTTGCCAAAGAGTTTCTCCAAACAACCGTTACTGTGTTAGTAGCAGTTACAATGGCAGATACTAATTGCAAACCTTTTGGTATTGCAGACCATACTGCATCTCTGGCACGAATAGCAACGTCAAGATCAGTTGTTAAAATACCAGTAGCAGTTATTGTTTCAGTTACAGTTGCACCAGCAGCAATGGCAGAACCACCATTGATTTGGTATGAAGATGATGCGTATGAAGCTATTGGTAATTTGCCATCTAACTGACCAATACCAAAACCGTTATTATTTAAATCTGGCATGAAGCCTCCTAAAAAAGTTTAAATGGTGGGCTTTTACACCCACCGTAAATGATATTAACCAGTTATACGAACAGCCAATTCTGGGTAGATAGTTTTCCAGCCGTATAATACGTCAAAACGAACTGGGAACAAATCAGAATTGATGTCATATTGACGAACCATTCTCATTGAGATGCCATCAAAGTTATCACGTTCTGCCATATCAACACCACCAGGTAATAACAAGTCAGCAGATGCTAAAGTAAATGCGTCTTTGTGATAAGCCAAGTTTTGTGCATAAGGAACAGCACCAACAGCACCTGACAATACAACGATTGCAGCAGTACCAGCTGGAGTGCCAGTACAAGTTGCAAACTGACCGCTTGGAATATAAGCAGGGTAGATTGGCAAAGTACCAGAAGTAGTCACAACAGTGTCAGCAGTTACAACGAATTGCATCAATGAACCAGTTGATTGACGGTTTTGTGGGTTAATTGCATAAACACCAGCAACAGTGAATACAGTGCCACGAGGTACAGTACCAGCAGTAGTAGTAACAGCAAGAGTAGTTGCACCTGAAGCAGGAGCAGCACTAATCGCAGTTAATGAACCAGCAGCTTGTGGAGTAAATGCAGCAACGTTAGCATCTTCAGCAAAGTTAAAACCTAAAACGCCATCACCTAATGCGCCATTGTTAAAGATTTTAGAGATTGTTCCAGATGGGTTGAAAAGGTTAGTCAATCCAGAAACAATGTTAGCTGATGAGTTAGGATCAACTGTAATGTTTCTTGGTGAATAAGGCACACCGTTTTCTGTCATCTTTCTACGAGCTGCAAGAATAGTTTGTTGCACTTGAGTAGAAGTAACAGAACCACCATTCAACAAGCCAGCAGTACCAGCAAAGTTATTGACATCTTTGTATAGCTGCAAGCCGTCATAATCGACTTTGTTAGCTACAGTTGCCATTGCAGGTTTAAGGAAACGATCTGCAAACTCATCGATGCTTAAAGTCAAATCAGCAGAACTGAAAGAAATATCAACACCAAATTGAGTGTCTAAAGTAATAGGCACATAAGTTTCAGTTGATGCTTCAACCTGCAGAGCTTGACCAGTACGACCAACATAACGAGGTGGTTTACGAGCATTGATAGTAGCACCGACTTTTGCGCCAGTTACACCAAATTTGTCGTCATATTCACGGTTTACACCACGAGTAAAAGTTAGTTCATTCTTCAGAATCCGTAAAGATTCTTTCATAATGACGCTTGAGGTTAATAAAGTATTTGCCATTTCGGCCTCCGATACGGATTAATTTGATTTAGGGTTAATTTACTTTTTGGCTAATTGCTTATCTCTCAAAGCATTATATTCAGCCATACTTTTTGCCTGACTTAAGTCAGTAATAACACTAGAATTTTTTGCACCGCTTAAAGCGGAGATAGGTTTGGGTGCAGAAGATGCTTTCTTTACAACAGCTTCCGAAGTTTGTTCTGCTAATAACCCTTCAATTCTGCCAATATACCTTGCAGCTTGTGAAGCAGTCATGTCGCTTATTTTGTCCAATTCCGCAGGGTTCTTGCCTAAATAATAAGCAATATCTGTCGGGTTGTCTGATTCTAACACAAGATTAGTGAAAGCAGATACTTTTGCTAATGGATGTGTTAAAAATTCTTCACTTGCCATATCATAATCAGCATAAGTCTCTCTTGCTTTAGCTTCTGCTTGTTGCAAAGATGCTCTGCGTTCATGAATAGTAGCTTGTTCATTCTGTGCATCAAATCGTTGTTGCACTTTAAAATCGGTTAATGCTTCTAAATAATCTGGGTCATAACGTCCAGCTGCAAACTGATCTGGATCAGGCGCACCATTTGGCAATGCTCTAGGCATTTGCTGATTTGTGCCATTACGCATAGCTTGCAGTTCTTGTTCTAAACGATCTGCTCTTTCTTGCGCTCTTTGACGCTCTCTGCGCTCTTCATACTTTTCCCTAGTAATCTCATCAATGCGCTTTTGTACGCCTTTGGGAACTTTATCGGGTTCAGGCTCTTCAACTACTTCCTCTGTTTCCTCAGCTTCAATAAGCGGAGCTTCTTCAATAATTTCTTCTACTATTTCTTCGGACATTATGCACCTTCTATTGGCGGTTGTTGCGCCATTTCTGGCGATGGTTGTTGAGGCATAGCCTCGTTTTCTTGTGGTTCATTAACATCATTTAAATCTTCAGCCTCACCAGTATTACCTAATGCTAATGTTGATTGAAGATTAGCTAATGCTAATTGGTGAAGCTGTGCGTCTGTAAGGGACGATTTTGTTTCTATCTCTGCGATGACCTTCATGCGTTCTGTTTGAGCCTTAAATCGCTCAATATCTAGCTTATCTTCATCGCTTCCGACTTTTGCTTGAGCTGTTTGTAACTCTTGCGATAAATGCTCTACCATGTCAGCCATTTGTTGCATTTGTTGTTCCATTTGTGGATCAACTTCTGGCTTTCCATCTTCTTCAGACTTCATAGTTTGTTGAATCTGTGGAGGAAGCATTGCTTGCATACGTTTTGCTATTTCATCAGCACCAGGCCAATCAAGATTTCTTACAATCAAATCACCAGCCACTTGCAATACAGCAGGATCCGCTTGCACAAACGCCATCATGCTTTCAGCAGCTTCTTGTCGTCTAGTTGCGTAATTCGGCCCGGAGTCTACAACAATGTCGTACTTACCCACATTAAAATTATATATAGACTCAACTCCACCTTTTTCTGTAGGTTGCTCCATCTTGGCTTGAGGTTGCTCAGGATTGATTGTAACTTGCTTCGGAGTTTCATCTTCGCCCAATATCCTTATGACTCTTTGCGTGTCATAAATTTTAGGAATCATCTCAACAATAATACGACCAGCTTGTCTAATTGATCGATTTAAATTGTCTGAGAAATGAAAGTTACCAATAGATGCTTGTCTTTGTTGCGACAATATTGCTTTGCCAGATTGTTGGCTTTCACGATTACCCAATGAAGCATCAAAGATTCCCATTGATGATTTCATATCATCAACTGCTCTTGCCATTGCAGATTCAAAACCGGGATTAGTTGTAATGCCTTGTTGACGCTGTGGCGCACCAACTGTAGTACCACCAAAGGAAACAGGATTATAAGTTAATACCGAAATATTATGACGATTAGCCATCAGCCATTCTTGTTCATAGCCGTCTATTTGACCTTCAGCAACTATGTATGGCGCACGAGGAGCTAAAGCCATGACTTCAGTATTAGCTGATTGCATATAGTTGTATTGTCTAGCAGGGTCTTTGGCAAAACGAGTTAAGCCGTGAACATGACGCTTACCTTCCACCCATACTTCATTACCTAGCACAGGAATGACAGGTATAAATGAAGTTGGTAGTTCTGTCTTATCAAGTATCTTGTCGCCACCGATCTTGTACCACATGCATTTCTTATCAAACGATTTACGCTCTGCAACAACAAGGTCTTGGTATTCTTCTGGTAACTCATCTTTCCAGATAGTTGAACCATCTTGTAACTGCACTAAAGCACGTTGTTTTGCTTCAATTTCAAAGTATTCAGCAACCCTTACAAAATCCTTACCAAACCAGCCTTGACGATCCCCAGTAACACCATCTTTCCAGCTTGTAGTGTCAACATCAGGAAACTCTAGTTTAAAATCGTCTAATGCCCAATCTTCAATAACAAATGCCCATTTAGCATCACAACCATCGGGTTCAGTAGATTCTGGATCAAAATAAACTTTGTTAGGATCAACAACACGTTTAATTAAAATGTCTTGATTAAAGCTGTCATCTTCACAGTAATCAGTAATAATTCGGAAGTAACCTAAACCGCAGTCTACTTGCCATTCGGCAGCAGTATCGTAAGCAATATCAGCACGACTGGCATCTTGTATATGCCTAATCAATCCTTGCATTACTTCAGCCGTATCAACATCAGATTGGTCATCGACAGGACGTACTTTAATGCCTGGTCTATTCTGCCTGATCTCATTGATGATTTGATTGCGAAACTGAAACAAACGATTGATTGTAAGCATTGGACGTTCTTGACCGGGACGTTCACGATCACGTTTAACCGAGTCAGGCCATTGCTGTCCAAGCCGTACAAACTTAATGTCGTCAAGGCGTTCAATCCTGCCCTCACTTTCTAAATCAGCAGCAAGGTTAAATCGTTTTTGCGCCCTTTCAATTACTTTATCGTCTGCCATTTGTCAAGTTCCAAATAAAAGTTTTTTGCATAATATCACATCCAGCTTCCACTGGAAACATATCCTGTACGTTTAGGTTCTTTCTTCTTACGCACATTTCTAATACCCTCGCAAGCATAACGCAGAGCGTCCATAATGTGATTATTCTTATCCTCAAGCACAGGAAGTATTCTATCTGTTAGCGGATCAGTTTTATAACTGTATGTTGTAAGCTCTCTAATTGTTTCAGCGCATCTTGGATGAACAACAATATCAAACGACTTTAAAAACTCTACGCCATCTTCAACAGAGCCTTTACCTTTTACTGAACCATTGATTTTAGGAAAGCCGTTGTTCATCATATGACTAATAGTTTCAGGTCTTGAGCTGTCGGCAGTAATAAACCATTTGTCTGATTCTGGTATTCTGCGAAACAGATCAGGTGTGTTGACTATTTCACAACCTACCATGACAGCTTCATAATCAATGTATAAACGGTTTTCATCAATCGAGCATCGTATCAATGCAGTTGGATCATTAGCAAAACCCCAGTCAGCCCCAAAGCGGTATATAGTACCAGCTGGACGTTCAAACTCTTCAACTACCCAGTTTTTATAAACCCTTGCTTCTGATTTGTTGTTGTATTCACCAAGCCATACATGTAAATACTTGTCATGATCTCTTTCCCTGTCAAAATTCATTTCATCAACAAGAACACTAGGAAGCCAGGGATTATCAAGATAATTAGCTTGTACAACTATGGCATCGTTTGGTAACTTGTCACCACGTAATAATAAATCTATTGGATCAGTTGGTTGGGATGGATTCCATGAAAAAAGTAGCTCAGAATCTGGCGCACGAATAGTTGGTCTTAATAAATCTAATGATCTCTGACTAAGCGATTGCGCTTCTTCAACCCAAGCAATATTAAATCCTTCTAAACTCTTGATAGAATCCGCTGTGTGATTTTGCATACCCTGAAATATGATTAAGCCACCATTTGTGCATTTGATTTGAGATTCTTGTACTTCAAAAAACTTTTGAACACCCAAATCTTCTATTTTAGATTCTAACAATCGTTTAACAGACTGCGATAATGATTTTTGAACTTCACGAATACAAACAACATTAGTGCGCTCTACTAAGCATTTTTCAATAGTGTATTCAGCAAAAAAATGAGATTTCCCACTTCCCCTTCCACCATGCACGCCTTTGTATCTAGCTTTAGCCAATAAAGGTTTAAATGCTCTTGGTGTTTGAATTTCAATATCAATCATTTTTTGGATCAATTATGCGCCTTGTTATGCTTGCAATATTCAACTCACCAGTTAAATTTGCATCAACATCAACCTGTTTAGGCAATATCTTCCCAATTAACCCCATAAATGCAACTGGGTTTTCTTGTGATTGAGTATAAAGGTATTCGTCATTTCCAGCTTTATCAAGAGCTTTTAAAATCATATCTCTAAGTTGAGCAGTATCTTTATTAGTAACGCCCTTTTTACGCCCACCTGTTTTTTCTCCACCTGATCTTCCTGCTGTTGCCATATCTAATTTTGTCTGTTTCAGACAACTCCTTATCTTAAAATTAGTTATTAAAAATACTGACTGTTCCAATTAATAAACGCCACCTTTGGTGACTCACCATAAGCAACTCTGTCTGCACTATAGCACTTCCAGTAATTGCCAACCCATTTAATCTTTGGTTTTATAGCTATCTTCATCTGCCTTAAACCTTCTTATCTTCTTTCTATTCTTGTTGCTTGTCTTTAATGCCATTAACTATCACCTAGTATGTACTGGCATATCATTCTTAATATACCTTTTCTCATTACAGTTTTTACCATAACACCACTTTTGTTTCAAGCTATACAGCATCATCCAATTTGTATGCTTACATATAGCCACCTGTTTTGGTGCGCTGAATAAATTTATTGGAGGGAATCTCATACCAACTCATCTTCCTCTTTGATATCCTGCCAACGAACCAAAGCATCAATAGCTTCCTG